GATGCAGCACGAGCGAGCCAGCGGGCCGGCCGCCTGCGGGAGATCGGCCGGAGGCTGGCCGCCGCCCGGATCGATGAGAAACTCACCCAGGCCGAACTGGCCAGGGAGGTGAACGTCTCGCCCTCGACGGTCGCCCGCTGGGAGACCGGCGGGAGTTGCCCCGACGCGGCCCAACTGGTCACAATCTCGGCCATCATCGGCCGCCCAGTCCACCACCTCCTGGGGGTGGAGCCGTGAGACGTGCCGCCGCGTTCTCGATCGCCGCCCTGGCGATGCTGTTGCCGCCTGGCGGCCCCGGATTGCCGCCGGCGGATCGGACCGCTTGGCGGGAGACCGACTGGTCGCGCCACCTGGCCGGCGAGATGGGCGGACAGGCCGAGGCCAGGACGCCCGACGGCTCGCGGGTCGATATCCTGACCGAGGAGGTGGCCTGGGAAGTGGATTGGTGCGCGTCGGGCAAGTGGTCGCAGGGGATCGGCCAGGCTCTTTACTACGGACTCGCCACGAACAAAAAACCGGGCCTCATACTGCTCCAGAAAGATCCCGAGCGGGAGCGGCGGTACTACCTGCGGGCGTTGGCCGTCTGTGCGCGGTACGGGATCACGCTCCGGGTGGTGGTCACCAGGTGAACGGCTGTAGAACGGCTGTAGAACGGCTGTAGAACGGCTGTCGAGCGGAACAAATCGCGCTTCGCGGCCGTTTTTCCACAAATCGGGGCCCGAGGATCGCCCGTAAGGCGTCCGGACGGCCTTCCCCGATACTTATCACCCGCCGGATCCGGACGTTTTGAGCCGATAACAGGGCCGCCAACTGCTCGCCCCGTCGATCCGCTCGACCCGCTTGCGTCCGACCAGGAGACGCCCGGCCGACTTGGCCTCGGTCAACAGGACGAGCACCTTCTGGCGGCTTACGCCCCACTTCTCTGCCAACTCCCGCGCCGTCCAGCCGTTCCCGTCGCCGGTCCCCTGGATCTCCTCGAGCTCGGCCAGCAGTTCGTCGAGCCGGATCGGCTGGTCCTGGTGGTCCTGGTCGCTCATTCTGCCGCACTCCTTTGAATGGTCCAGATCCGCCGCTTGATGGTCAACTGGCCGCCGGCCTCCGAGAGCACCACGCCGCCGAACTGGGGCGAGCCCACGCGGCCGTTTGAGCTCTTGAAGGCAAACGGCGTCCGCCCCTGCCAGCCGGGCGTCACGACACAGGCGGCCGTTCCGCTCGGGGAGCGTCCCCGCTCGGCCCCGATCACCCGCCCGGTCGGGATCTCGGTGACGATGAACCGATGCCGGTGGCTGCGGACGATCACGTCGGGCGGCGTCCGGCCCCAGCGGGCACTTTCGGAAAAGACCTGCTGGAGCTCGCGGTAGGGGGCGGCCGCCTCGGATCCGCCACCGGAGCCGACGTGGTGGGCCAGGTGGACCAGGTGGCCGCCGAGCTTCTTCCAGAGGTCGTGCCGGGCGTACTGGCCGACGTGGTTGGGAACGGCCCCCAGGCTCTCGGCCAACTGCTCCTCGAGGTGGCCGCTTTTGCCGGCGTGGGCCTCGGTCCCCCGGACGTGGTAGTAGCCGGCCGAGCGGGCCACCACCGGGGCCAGGATCTCGTGGGCCATGCGGACCTGGTCGAGCACGTTGTGGCTCACCTGCGTGGTCGTGCCGTGGTGGACGCCGTCGATGGCGTCCCCGTTGACCACCAGGCCCCAGGGTTCCCCGTCGGTGGCCTCCGGCACGAAGTCCTCCCAGAACTCCCTCCACATGCCCCACAGTTTCATCTGGAGACCCGAGGGGAGGTAGTTTCCGCCGTCGTCGAGCGTCACGCCCCCGGAGGGACACAAACCGAGCCGGCAGCCGGCGTGGAGATCACTGACCACGACCAGTTTTGAGACGTTCATTTGTGGAGCCCTCCGTGGTTCCGGTGGAATAGTGCGGGCAGGTCTTGCAACAGCCGGCCACGCCGGCAATCCGCTTGCCGATCACGCAATCCTCGAGGACCGAACAGGCAAAGACCTTTGCCCTGATCGAGCCGCGTCACCCGCCGCTTTCGCAGGTTCTCAGGAACTCGCCGCGGTGGACACAATCGGCCGGGTGGCTGTTGTCGGCCACCTGGACGGCCGGCTCGATCACCTGCTCGAGCTCGTGCTGCTTGTCCCAGGCCAGGCGGTACGCCGCGCACTTCTCCGGCGTGAGCACCTCGCCCCGGCAGATCTCGTAGAGCCGGCCGGCCTTTTGAATCGCCGGGTGTCTCCGGCAGTCGCCCGGCTCCGCGCAGACGCAGGGCCCGCCGGGTTCCCCGTCATAGACCGCCGGAGACACCACCCGCGGCTCGGACTGCGGAGGGACCGCGTCGGGGAGTCGAACCCGCGAGGCTCCCGCCCGGTCCAGGTCGAACAGGCCGACCGCGGTGGCGATGTTTTCATAATCCAGTTGGATCTTGGCCCAGGGCCAGGAGTCGAACTGGTGGCGGGCCAGTTCGTAGAGGCTCTCGAGCGTCTGGCCGTCCCGGTAGTTCTCGTTCCGGCGGCGGTAGCTGTCCGCCACGTCCTCATCATTGCGGACGATCCAGACCAGCGTCGGTTTCCAGCTTCCGAGGATGGCATGCCACTTGTCCAGCGTGTGGACGAACCGGGGATCCTTGATCACAAAGGGCGAGGCCATCTCCTCGAGGTGATCCAGGCCGGCGGCCAGGTCGAGCTCACCCGTCCGGATGGTCTCCTCGTTGAGTTCCCGGATTCCGGGGTGCTCGGCGTATTCCTCGTCGGCCGGGCCGGCGTAAAAACCCGCAGCCGAGAGCATCCGGGACAGGATCGACGTTCCCGAGTGGCCGATTCCCATCACGATCACCGGCCGCGTGCTCCGCAGCGGCTCCGCGGCGGCGGCGGTGTGCTCGAATCGGCACAGGTCGTGCTTGTCCCGGAAGACCTCCAGGAACTCGGCGGCCCGCTGTCTCCACTTTCGGTATTCGCCAGGCTCCTGCCGCTCGTGCCGGGCGATGAGCTCCGGCGTGTGGGCCACCTCCCAGCCGGTATCAGCCAGGCGGTAGAAAAAGTCGACGTGCTCGGCCAGTTTCAAGTCCTCGTCCCAGCCGATCTCCCTGGCCATCTCGGTCCGGAGGATCCCCCAGTTAAAAACCATGTCGCAGCCCCGCCAGCGGACGCCGGAGGTGGTCCGCATCGGCCCGCCGGCGGGAACGGCCCGCAGGGCCTCGCCCTCGGCGACGATCTCCCGCCGGAAGTTGCGGGCGTAGTGCTGCATCTGCCGATCGGTCTCGAGGCTGCCGCCGATCATCCCCATCGAGGGGGCCTGGCGGATCACCCGCAGGGCCGGCTCCAGGTCGGTCCGGTCGTCAAACACGAAGTCCTCCTCCGCAAGGACGAGGAACTCGGTCGAGCAGGCCGCGGCCAGGGCGTTCCGGCAGGCCGAGAGTCCACAATCCCAGGCCACGTCAATCAACTCGACGTTTGACCAGCCGGACAGATCCGCCGGCTCCCAGCCGTTATCAGCCACCAGGATGGGGAGCGTCGGGTAGCGGGCCCGGATGCTCTCGACCAGGTGCTCCAGGCACTCCGGACGGTTGAAGGCGGTGATACAGACGGTCAGGTCGTCAAACTGGGCGGGCATTTGTCACTCGGTGATGGTGATCGTCACTGTGGCCCCCGTCGAGGCCACGCCGCAGCAGCCGTCGACGGCCAGGCCCTCGAAAGGCAACGAGAGCGGGTCGCAACTGCACGAGGAGGCATTTGGCTGGAACGTGCCGCCGGAGTTGCAGGCGTCCTGGAAACTCACCTCCAGCCGGAAGTCGTCACACCCGCCGCCGTCCACATCACAGGAGAGCGTGAGGTCGACCTCGTGGCCGTCGCAGAACGTGCCGCTTCCAAACCAGTCCTGCGTGGCGGCCCGATAATTCAGAATCACGGTTCGGGCGTCCGCACAGGCACACCCGGAGGTGTTTGTGATCGTGGCGGTGAGTTGGACGTTGAGGTTGTTGGTCGCGCAACACTTGGGACCGGGCAGGAGACAGATCTCACACGGGAACAGGTCGCAGCCGGTCGGCAGGTCCACCGGGCACTTGAGCACCATCGTGTTGGCACAGTCGCAGCACCAGGGGTAGGGGTTCCAATACTCGACCTTTGATTCCGCAATACCGTCGCCGTCCTGGTCGAGTTCAACCGACAGGATGACGTTGAAAGGTGTCAACTCGTGAATCTCGAGATTCCAATACGGGTAAGCCGGGCTCGCTCCGTGCTGGTTGCAATGGTCGAGGTCGATCCCCTTCCAGATGCAACTTGAGGAGTGATAGACAAAGTGGCTCCCGGCGAGTTGCTCACAGCAGCCGGCATCATCGGGCATCTCGCCGCCCCAGACGCCCAGGTCGAAACTCCAGGAGTTCTGCGCGTTGGTCCCGCCGAGACGGGCTCCGCCGTCGAGGCACTTCTGGCAACTGGCGACCGTTCCGCCGCCGCAGGCTCCACAACAGCCCTCTCCGGCCATCGACCCGGTGGCGTCGGTGCAGCGATCGATGATCCACCACTGGTTATTGTGATCGACGATCCAGACCCGGTCCCCGACCTCCAGGCTGTCCCCGCACAGGTCGTGCGCGAAGTATTCGCCGGCCACCTCCTGGAAGGTCGGCGTATTGGTCCCGACCTCCTCGTCATATTCGCCGGCCACGAAGATGAACTTGTGAGTATTCCCGCCGGCCTCGACGATCTTGGCCACCGCGACGTGATTGCCCGGTCCGGAGACGTCGGCGCGCCTGTGGCTCTTCTCGCCCGAGCTCGAGGCGAGGGCCTGGCGGACCACCCGCGCGATCTTCTCCGCGCCTTCCCGGTCAAATCCGTAGGTATCTGCCACGTCAGTCCTCGTAGATCCGGAGGTCGACCAGGACGGCCGACGTGTTGGCCACCCAGCGGAGCGTGATGCCCGGCTCCAGCCGGAAGGCGTGGATTTCGCCGGCCTCGATCCGGCCGACGGCGACCATCGATCCGGACGACTTGGGGCCATACTGGACGTAGTTGGTGGCGTCCAGGTTCCGCATGAAACACCACCCGAGCGTAGAGATGTCTCCGGTCGTGACGTCCTCCTCGGACGTGCCGACCGAGACGACGTTGGAGGCGGCCCCGATGGCGGCCTGGTCGAATTTCTGCTGGCCGTGGTCGATCCGGTCCTTAAAATTCCCGTTGGTGACCGTGCCCAGGATGGTGATGGCGATCTCGTCGGCCATTAGCTGGCTCCTTTAACTGGTCGGAAGGGACAACGCGGAGAAGTCGCGGTCCTTGAGGTAGACCTGGTATTTGATGAAGACCGAGTCCTCGATGGGCGCGGTGTCCGGTTCGAGTTTCTTGCCGTTGCCGTCCAGGCGGATCGGTTCGGTCACGTGTTGGCCCTTCTTGTCGACGATGCGGACGCGGCTGTCGGTCGCCGTGCCGGAGATGTTGACCGTCTTGATCTCGTGAGTCCCCTGGTCGAGAATCTCGCGGGTCCAGGTCTCCGACTTCTGCGTGATCGTGACCTGGAAGGGGTAGTAGCCCACGTCGTTCTCGATCGTGTATTCTCCGATCGTCATGGCCGAGATCCTGAGCTCGTGTTTCTGGAACTCCACGCCGGCAATCGTGATCGTGGCGTCGTTCAAAGCGTCCCGGTAATCCATCAACCAGGTCGGGACCGTCGCCACGTTCTTCTTGGCGGTGATGGTCCAATTGCTCGAGTCGATCTGGATCGGCGGGTCGAACTGGTCGCCGGCGGAGTTGACGATCGGCCCCTCGATGTCTCCGGCAGGGGCCGCGACGACGGTGTTGCCCAAAGCGTCGATGGTTTCCCGCTTGATCCCTCGCTCGGCCACGATCTGGAAGGCCGCCGAGCTCCACGACAACTTCCACGGCCGGGCCAGGGGATCCTCTTCCGGCTCGTCGTCGTCGATCTTGTTGGTATAGCTGGCCGTCACGCTCCAGACGGTCCGGGAGTTGGCCACCCGCTTCACATCGACCTTGTTGCAATAACACGGGATGTCGTCGGGGTGGCGATCCCACAGCATCGGGATGCCCGGAGCGTTGCCGACGGCCGGGACGGTTTCCAGGGGGGTGTCTGAGATCACCTGGAAGGTGCGGGCGTAGGTCCGGGTGAGGTCGGACTGGTTGCTGGCCGTCTCGCCGGCCCAGGTCTCGGTTACGCTCAGTATGGCCATCTAGATCGTCACCGGGATGGGTTTGTCGGTATTCAGGTTCTCTATGGCGTCGGCCATCTGCTCGGCGGCGTCGGCGGTTCGCTGGTTGGCTTCCTTGTTCTCCTTGGCCTCCCGCTTGTCGGAGGCTCCCCGAATCTGCTTGGAGATGGCCGAGAACGTCGCCGCGCTGCCACGTTCCAGGGCGGCGATCCCGCCGGCCGCCTTGGCCTCCTTCTTGTCGCCGGGCATCTCGAGCGACAGGTCCGGCATCTCGACCGGCTCGACCGGATCGCCGGCTCCCAGGAGTTGCTCACGGCGTTCTGCCCGGAAGGCCTCGAAGTCCCCGGTGAGCTCGGCAGACAGGTCGTCGGCCTCGGCCCGCAGCTTGGTCTCCAGGGGGCCCATCTCCCGTTTCGGGATCTTGGGCAACTCCTGGACCATATTCCGGAATCCCTCGGTGATCGGCGTGAAGGCCACATCCCACTTGCCGGTCTTCATGAACTCCCAGATGGCCGAGAAGATGGCCCGGATGTTCTTGCCCAGGTTGATAAAGACGGTGAGCGCGAAGTCGACAGCCGTCCTCCAGATCCCGCTCCAGTTCTTGCCGAACCAGGTGAACAGGGCGGGCAGGACTCCAGTGAAGAAGTGGGCGATCTCGGCCCCGAAAGCCACCGCGGCCACCTGGCCCTTCTTGAAGGCCAGGAGCATGATCGGGCCGAGGTTCCGGAATCCGAACTCGACGCCAATCAGGGCGTCCAGGACGAGATCCTTCATCGATCCCATCGGCCCGGCCGCCACGCCGGCGATGGCGGTGAAGATCTCAGAGATCGACGTCCACAGCACGTCAAACCAGGTCAAAAAGACGGTGACCACCTGCTGGATCACCGGGGCCCATTCCCGGATCTTGGCCACCACGACCTTCCCGACCTCGACGAAGACCGCCGAGATCTTGGTCATGGCCGGGGCCAGGTGGACGGCGAACATCCGCACCACGCCCTGGCCGACCATCTTGACCTTTGACCAGGCGTCGTTGGCCTCCTCGATCTTGGCCGCGTCAACGGCCGAGAAACTCATCCCGAGTTCTTCCGCTTCCTTCCTGGCCGCGGCGATCGCCCCGGCTCCGCCCCTCATCAGTGGTATCAGTTCCAGCCCGCTCTTGCCGAATATCTTCATGGCCAGGTCGGCCCGCCTGGCGGGATCCTCGATCGCTCCGATCTTTGCCGAGAGCGTCTCGAACTGCTCGGCCGGACTCATGCGGCCGATGTCTTCCATCGAGATCCCCAGGCTGGCCAGTTCGCCCTGGATCGCCGCCGAGCCGGCCTTGGCCTTCCCGATGTTGACGCTCATCTTCTGGATGCCCTTGTCGACCTTGTCGGCCCCGACGCCGGCCAGTCCGCCGGCGTGGTGCAGGGCCACCAGCGACTCGGTGGCCATTCCGGTCTGTTGGCTGAACTTGGCGATCTTGTCGATATCGTCGAACGCTCCGGAGAACGCCGAGAACGCCTTCTTGGCGGCGAGGACCGCGCCGCCGATCGCCAGAAGCGGGCCGATCATCCCCTTGAGTCCGCCGGAGAACGACTTGGACTTCCGGCTGGCCTTGTCGAGTCCCTTCGAGAAGCCGGTCGTCACCGCGCCGATCGAGACAGCGAACTTGCCGATAGACTTGGCCATCTAGTCGCTCCGGTTCTTCTCGTAGTTGTCAAAGAAGAGGCCCAGACGGTGGGCCACCTCCTCGCGGGACTGCTTGCGGGCCACCACCTGGCCCGGAATGAACTGCCGCGGATCCAGTCGACGCTTGGTCCACGGGGAAAGTGACGCGGTGGTGATCGTGGCCGCCTGGAGCCAGTCATCCCCCCAGGGGTCCAGCCCGTAGAGGGCCAGCCACTGGGTGAACTCCGCCGCGTCGATCTGTTGTTGAGTCTCCTTTACCGATCGGTGCGTGACCGTCCTCGCCAGGTGAAACCAGAACTTCAGTTCTGGCTGTCTTGAAAATTTGCCACCGCCTCATCCAGCGAATCGTCCTCCATCCCGTTGAGCCGCATCGCCGCGTGGTAGATCGACTCCAGTTGCCGGGCCCCTTTTGACTTCAGGAGATCCAGGTCACCCGGCTCGGCCGGGTCGAACGGGCGGGAGCCCTCCTGGTCGACCAGGCACAAGGCACAGACGAACGGCAGGAGATCCTGCTGCGCCGCCTCGTCCTCCTTGACCTGCTGCCACTTCTCGACCAGTTGCTGCCGCTCGCGGCCGGAGATCACGCGGACGAAGACCGGAAACTCCCAGCCCTCGACGGTGACCTCCTCCCGCTCGAGATCGTCGGCCGCCAGGATTGCATCACGCAGGCTTGTCATCTTTTCTGACCTTCTTAGCTCGGGGTTTCTTATCGGCCGGCTCGACGTGTCCGGACCCGACGAGTTCCCGCGCGTCGTGGTCGTCCAATTCCCGTATGTCTCCCGGTTGGCCGGCCCGGCTGGCCGGCTTGTCAACCGCCTTGAGGTATCTCACCGTCGCCATCGTCTCGCTCCCCGTTAGGCCCTGGTGATTTCGCCGGTGACCTTCACGTCGCAGCTTGCCGTCATCCGATCATCGATCGGGAACGACGGGGCGAAGGCGACCATGAAGCCGGAGAACGCCGCCGTGGATCCGCCCGGCATCGTGACCGTGACGGTCTCCGCGGCGGAACTGATCGGCGGGGCGGTGGCCGGGACATAGGCGATCTCGACCGAGAGCGTGCCGTTGTCGATCAGGTCCGACGGGATAAACGTCTTATTTCCGTTGGTCGTGGCCATGTGGGTGGTCTCGATCGGATCTCGAGACAGGTCGGGACCGTCGACCGAGAGGATCTCGGCAAAGAAACCGGACGAGAAGGTGATGGTTGTACCGAATCCGCTGTCTGCCATATCTAGGCTCCCGCTGGTTGTGGTTGATTGTGGAGGATGGTCTCGACGGCCTGGAGGCGGCCCTCGATCTGGAGCAGGTGGTCCCGGATCACGGCGGCCGTGCCGTCAAACGGCTCCCCGTCGATCGAGACGATCCGGTCGACCTCGAAGTCGACCAGTTGTCCCGTCTTGGATTTGGCTCGGATCAGGATCATCAGCTTGGGACCGGGATGGCGTGGAAGACTTCGACCGCTATGGTCTGGCTGGGGAGGCCGACCTCGCCGCCGCCGGGCGGGGCCGTCCGGGTGTCGCGTGTGCCGCGCCAGAATGACGCCTTGATCGAGACGGTCCCCCAGGTTCCCTGGTAGCCGTCGATCTCCTTGCGGACGACCTCGGCCAGTTCCGCGGCGGCTTTCTCGGTGTCGGCCTGGCAGTTGATCTCGATAAACGTCTCGCCGAGACCCGTGTTGCCATCCATCGAGTAATGCACGTCGGATCCGGTCTGGTTGACGTTCAAATGGGGACGGGCCAGGCCCTGCTCGATCACGCCCGGCCGGATCCTGGTCGAGACCAGGTCGGTGACGGCCGACTGGCTCAACAGGTAATCGATCACGGCCTTTTTGAGCGTGCTCACTTCTTGTCCTTGTCCTTCTGGAGTTCCTTCTCGATGGCCTTCTCGAGCTTGGAGATCATGGCCGCCTGGGCGGCGTTCCTGCCGGTCTCCAGGGCGATCTCCATAAACGGGTAGCCGCGGGATCCGGGGTGGTGGACCTCCCGGATCCCAGGCCACGGCACGGGAATCGTGTGGGCGGCGGTCCCGTCGTGGACCAGGTGGTCGTGGGGGGCCTTCTTGTACTCGGTCCCGATCGTGCCCACGGGGATCTTGTTTTTCCCGTAGGCCTTGGCCTTGTTGATGATCGCCTGGTGGAGGTGGTCCCGCTGCCGCCCGCCGGGCGTGAGACCTTCCCCGAGGGCGTTCTGCTTGACCAGTTTTTTGGCCACCTTCCGGATCTCGGCGGAGCCGGCCCGGACGGCGGTGAGAGCCACCTTGGCCTGGATCTTGGGGCCCAGCTTCTTGCACTTCTTGAGGAACGGCTCGAACCCCTCGAGCTTCATTCCGGCTTTCTTGTTGCTCCATGCCATCTAGACCGTCTCCCGGCACTGGAGCTCGATCTCCCGGCGGCGGCCGGTCTTGTCGACAGCGGCGAGGATCTCGAAGGTCCGGCCGTCGACAATCACCCGCTCCTTGGGCGTGATGGTGCGGGCCAGGCGGCTGGAACGGATCCGCAGCAGGTGGGTGACGTCGGCCCGGACGCCGCCGCCGGCCACGTACTCCCGCCCGCCGGCTCCGGCCAGGGCGGCCCGCGTCTCGAGCATTGTCGACCAGCTTGCCGACGTCTCGTTGTACGAATTGAGCGTCGTCTCGTCGCGGGTCTCGACGCGGATCGGCTCGCGGTAGGTTCCGGCGGCTGGCATATCAGAAGACCCGATTCATTTGGAAAAGGGCGGACGCGGCGAAACTCTCTTCATGCCGTCCGGTGACGGCCGCCTCGCGGTGCTCGTAGAGGTCGGCCACCCGCAGGAGGATCTCGTGACGGTGGGGACGCGGGACGTCTGCCGGATCACCGTAGCCGGCCACAAATCGGACGGTCACGTCGTGGACGTGTCCCCTGGTCGACGGCCAGGACTCGTCATAGGCCGGCTGGAGCCGCCCTGGCGTGCTCGCGGTGTCGACGGTGTAGAGCGAGGCCGACAGCGTCGTCTCGACGTCGTCGGTGTCCTGGTACTTGACCGAGGTGACCGAGGAGAGCGGAGCCCGTGGCAACTCGATCACGCCGCCCCCGGAGGGGAAGCGATCGAGCTTCAGATCGTAGGTGGTCGAGACCAGGCCGCGGTCCTGCACGCTCTCGAGGTAGGCCACCACGGTGGTGACCAGCGTCGAGAGGTAGCTGTCATCGTCGCCGTGGTCCACAACCAAGTGGTCTTTGACCTCGGCAAGCGTGACCGGCTCCTGGCTCGCTGCCGTGACGGTGACCAGGGCCATCAATCATCGCCCTCGCCGGCCGGTGTCTCGGCCTTCTTTTTGGTCGCCTTCCGCTTGGGGGCCTTTCCCAGCGGCTTGACCCAGCCCAGGCTGGCCAGTTCGGCAACGTGGTCATCAGGAACGTCGGCGGTGACGCCCGCCGAGAAGGAGCCCATAACTCCAGAGAAGGAGGTGAGGATCTCGCATCGCATGAGTCGGTACTCCCTGCTCGGCGGGCATCGCCCGCGTCAGTGTTGCCAGGTCAGGTTTACGCCTGGACCAGGTGCTGGATGGCCTCGGCCAAAACGACCTTGCCGTCGACGCGGCGGTGAGCCCGGAAGGCCACCTGTCCGTTGGCGGCGTAGAGCTCGTCGAGCCGCTTCAAGACGACGCTTTCCCGGTCGGCGACCCAGTAGTAGGAGAAGTCGCCGAAGAGAATCGTCTTGTTCCCGGTCGCCAGGGCCGGCATGGAGTCCGACGTATAGACCGGACGGCCGAGGATCTGGCCAGGCTCGCCGGACTGGAGGCCCGGCTGCCAGAGATACTGGTTGTCGCCGTCCTTCAGCTTCCGGACCGCCTTCAGCGTGGCGTCTGCCATCAGGAAGGCCGCGTTGTTGCGGTACTGCCGGCCGAGGGCGTGGTAGAGGTCGATGAGCTCGTCCGCGGTGACGGCCCCGGTGGCCGCCGCGGTGACGCCGGCGGTCGATCCGCCCACGGCTCCGGTCGGCTTGCTCGAGCCGTCGCCGTTGACGAAAGCGGCCTCTTCGAGGGCCCCGAGGCGGCGGCCCAGTTCGCTGGCCAGGTAGCCGGACAGGTCGAACTTGGAATCCAGGAGGAGCTCGTCGGCCACCTTGATGATCGTGCCGGCCTTGTAGGCGGAGAGGCTCACCACGGAGAAGGCCTCGTCGCCCTCGGTGAAGGCGGCCTCTTCGGCCGTCCACGCGGCGGAGCCGTGCGAGCTCACCACCGGGATCTCCATCGAGCCGGAGCCCGTCTGGATCACGTTGGCCAGGCCACGCATGATGTTCGCCTCTTCGAGGGCCTGGAGCAGTTCGGCGTTCCAGAACTCGTCAGGGGCCAGGTAGCCGCCCTCGGAGTCGGTCCCGACCTGGAGGGCCCGGAACTCGGTGGGATCGAGGATCGAGCGGCTGTGCCGCATACAACGCCACCACGCGCTGGCGTACTCATCCGAGGCGGTCCCGGTCCGCTTCTCGGTCGGCTCGGGCGTGAACAGGCCCGACGGCTGCTCGGCGGGCAGGCTTCGCGGCTCGGCTTCTTCTTCCCGCTCTTCCTGGGCGGCCAGCTTGTTCCGACGCTTGGCGTCTCCGACCACGGCCTGGATCTCGCCGTCGATCCGGTCGATCTCGCTGTCGAACGTGTCGTAGAGTTCCCGCTCTTCGGCGGTCAACGAGCGTTTTTCGTCGTCGGCGGTGTCGAGGATCTCTCGGGCCTTGGTGATAGCGACCAGGCGGTTGTCCTGGAGTTGCTTGAGTGTCATCAGTGTCCCCTTGCGGTTTTTGTGCCACCGGCAAGGGGGGGTAAACGAAAACCGGCCCGATTTGCCGGTGAGCGCGACTTGTGGAAAGTGGCTCACTCGACAGATCGGGCCGGTTGAACTGGCCGTTTCCGCCTTCGCTCCCGCTGGCTGGCCGGCGTTGAACGACAGCCCGGCCGCGGGAGGAATAATCTTGTTGTTGGCCGGAGTTTACCCGACGTCTGCTCGGTCGGTCAAAGACAATTTGTCGCGGAGCACGTCGGTGGGCGTCTGGGCCTCCTCGGTCTCCTCCACCTGCTCGCTCCGCCACGCCTCGAGGCTCCGGAGGGCCACGTCGGTCTGGGGGTAGGCCGGCCTGGTGACCGGGCCGACCTCGAAGACGTCGATGGCGCGGAGCTCGCGGATCGGCTCGCCGTCCTCGTCCTGGACCCAGGCCTCCCCGTTGTTGTGGACGCGGAACTCGAAACTGGAGCCGGCCACGTTGCCCGCCTTGATGTTCTCGACCAGGTCGCGGACATAGGTGGTGTCGGGCGGGGTGATCGAGTAGCGAAGTCCCCGCTTGGTGACGGTGAGCTCGAGGTTCCCGGCCGAGCGGCGGCCCAGGATCTTGGCGTCGTCGTGGTTCACCGCCGAGATGATGTCTTCCTCGCCGCTCACGTTGCGGAAGGCCCCCGGCAGGATCCGCTCGCGGAACTGGCCGGCGATCGGCTGGGACAGGTTGTTGAAGACGGCGGCGTAGCCGACGATCCGGTTTTCCGCCTCGTCAAATCGGAGCTCGGTGTCGGCGGCGGAAATGGTCCTGGTTTCGTTCATCGTTTCGGTTCCTTAATCAGGTCGTGGGCGGTTTGCTGGGGCCGGTCCTGTTGCCATTGCTCGACCAGGTGGCCGACGTTGGCCTCCAGTTGGGACCGGGTCGATTCGCCGGCCACGCGGAGGAGATCCTCCCGGCTGCGGTGGACGTGGTCGGTGAGAACGTCAGAGACGTCGATCCCGGCGGCCTCCAGGGCGCGGACTGGAGCCCGCAGGTAGGCCTCCAGGGCGGCTGTCTGTTCGTAGAAGGTGTCGATCCACTCGAGGAATTTGGCGGCGTCCCTGGCGGCCCGTCGGGCCTGGTTGGCCTCCCGTCCAATCAACCGGCGGAGGCTGTCGGCCAGGACGTCACGCAGGGCGGACCGCATCGCCTCGTCAGGTTCCGGATCCGGTTGGGGATCGGCCGGCGGATCCGGCGCGGGTTCCGGTTCGGGTTCCGGTTCGGCCTCCGCCTCGTTGCTCGGGGCCAGGTTCATCGGGACGAAGTACTGGTCCCCGCCCTCTATCGGGTTTTTGTCCTCCAAGGCCCGGATATCGTTCTGGCTCAGACAGCCGATATTGAAGAGCGTGTTGTAGTAACTGGCCCGGCTGCCGGCGTCGCCCCGCTGGAGCCCGCCCAGGTTGTGGCGGAGGAATACGCTCGACCGCTCATTCTCCAGGAGGAGCTTGCGGTGGACCTCCTGCTCGACGCGGATAATCCAGGGGAGGATACAGAACTTCGAGAACTCGATCCCCTGCCACTCGATGTTGCTGAAAGTCGCCTTGTCCAGGTCGGCGAGCATATGAAGCGGGACCGAGTAGATCCGGGCCACCTCGGTGATCGAGAACTTCCGGCTTTCCATATACTGGGCGTCGGAGTTGGGAAGGCCGATCGTGGTCCATCCCATACCGTCCTCGAGAATCGCCACCCGGTGGCTGTTGCCGGATCCGGCGTGGACCCGTTCCCAGCTTGTCCGCAGTCGGTCGGCTGTCTCCTTCTTGAGCCGTCCGGGGTGAGTGAGCACGCCGCCGGGCGTGGCGTCGTTGCCGAAGAACTTGGCCCCGTGTTGCTCGGCCGCCAGGCCCAGGCCGATGGCCTCGCGGGCCAGCCTGATCTGGGAGTATCCCGCCAGGCCGTCCCCGACCGCCTTGACGTGGAGCACCTTGTCGGGCGGAAGTTGGACCAAGCCCATATCGTCGGTGCGGACCTCGTAGACCAGTTTGCCGCCTAACATCTTGGGCGCGACTCGATCCGACCGCATCAGGTGAAGGCTCACCGGCCGACCCGTGGCCGGAGCCCGGACGATCTCACAATACGCGTTGCCCCAGGTCAGGGCGTACCCCATGAGCGTCTCAAAGAGCGTAAATTGCGTCTGGATCTCGTTGGGCTGGTCGAGGAGTCGCGCCAGCGGGTGCTCGGCCTCCTTCACCGCGTTGTCACCGTCACGCCGGTAGACGTGACGCGGGAGCCCGGCGATCGTCTCGGAGATGATCCGAACGGCCGCGTAGACTCCCGAGAACGTCAGGGCCTTGGCCCGGTCGACGTTCATCCCGCTGGCGGTCTTCGGGGCGGCCATATCGACCAGGGCCGACGGGTCGCGGAGGGTGGCCCGGCTGCTGGTCCCGAACCAGCCGCGGACGGTTTCAATAACGCTCACAGTCCCGCTCCTCTGTTATATCGTCAGGAATTCCGCCCGCTCGTCATACACTCCGTCGGCCTTCCGGATGGCCCTGGCCAGGCCCATCAAGGTGGCACAGATCCCGTCGATCTTGTCGGCCGACTTTGCCTTGTCGGGGCGGATGTTGCCGCTCGGATCCGTCCGGGCGGCGGTGTTGCCGGCCATCCACTCGAGGACCGGGTTATTGCCGTGGTCGAGCTTCCGATAATCGACCAGTTGGATGAGCTTCTTGGTCGGCTCGTTGTAGTTGCCGAACGTCTGGGGAAACTTGACCATTGCATCATGCGGGAGGCCGGCGTCCACCAGCGACTGGATGAAGTGGGACGCGTTCCACGGGTCGAAGGCGATCTCCTCGACCTGGTAGGTGTCGGCCAGTTGGACGATCCGCTCCCGGATGTAGCTCCCGTCGACCTCGTCGCCGGGCGTCTTCTCGATATGGCCCTGGGCGGCGAAGTTGAGCGTTTGCCGGCGGTCCTGGCGGTCCCGGTCGGTCCGGATCTCCTCCGGCACGAAGAAATACGGGAGGACGCAGAAGCGGCCCTCGTCGCGAGGGAAGACCAGGGCCAACGCGGTCACGTCGCGCGTGCTCGCCAGGTCGAGCCCGGCATAGCAGACCTCCCCCTCGAGATCCTCGGCCGTCTCGACAACCGGGCAGTCCCGCCAGGCGTCCATCGGGATCACCCGGACCGACTGCTCGGTCCACTGGTTGAGATGGAGCCGGCGGAAGGTGTTTTCGTAGGCGGCGGACTCGGCGGCCTTTAGAGCCTGGTCGGCCAGGTAGTCCTCCGACAGGCTCACGCCGAGGTTGGGATTGGCTTTCTTCCAGGTGGCCGGGTCGGTCCAGTCGTCGTCGGAGTCGGCGGCGTAGATCACCGGCAGGAACGTCGGATCGTCGAGGCGGCCCTCCAGGATCCCGGTGGCGTACTGGTGGAGCTCGTAACAGATCGAGCTACGATCATGGCCGGCGGTTGTGATGGCGATCGTCAGCGGCTGCCGGCGGGCCCCGGTCGACGTCTGGAGCACGTCCCAGAGATCCCGCGTCTTCTGGACGTGGAGCTCGTCGAATAGGATCCCGGAGGCGTTGTAGCCGTGGCTCCCGCCGACGTCGGCGGCTATGGCCCGGTAGTAGCTATGCGTTTCATCGAAGGCCACCCGCTTGACCGACTTCCGGATCGTGGCCCGCTCGGCCAGCATCGGGCAACGGCGGATCATCTCACAAGCCGGGTCGAAGACCAGGCTGGCCTGGTCACGGTCGCCGGCGGCAGAGTAGACCTCGGCCCCTTGCTCGCCGTCGAGGAAAAGGAGATAGAGGGCGATCCCGGCGCAGAGCGTGCTCTTGCCGTTCTTCCTGGGGATCTCGATATACGCGGTCCGGTATCGTCTCGTGCCGTCCTTCCGCTTCCAGCCGAACAGGGGCCGCACGATATCGTCGGCTTGCCACGGTTCCAGCTTGAACGGCTGCCCGGCCAGCGGCCCCTTGATGTGGACCAACTCCTCGAAGAACTCGCAGGCGCGGTTGGCCGCGTCCGGGTCGAAGGTATACGGCTCTGCCTTGATCATGCCGGATCCCCGAAGAAGCGGGAAGCCACGTCCTGGACGGTCTCGGTCGGTCTCACCTTCAGGCTGGCCCTGGCCGACGGCGTGAGGCCGAAGTGGGACTCAATCCGGAGCATCGACTCGGCCAACTGGATGAACTCTCGGGCCTGGGGGTAGGGTTTCCAGTGGGTGACGCCGTCATTGTCGGTGTAGGAATATGCTGACCCGTTTTGCTGGAGGAACCTGGCGGCGTCTCTCCACCGGCTCCACTCCTCGCAGTATCGGGCCAGCGTGCGGCCGTCGATCTTCGACAGGACGCCCATCTCGTCGAGCATCGGGACCAGGCTCTTCCAGGTCGTCTTGCCGTACTTCGACAGGAACGCCGGGCACGTCGGTCGGCCCGCCGGCGGCGTCGGTTCGCCGTTCCGCTTCTCCACGGCGCGGCTCCCGTGCAGCTTGAGAACGGCGGTCGGCGTTTTCCTCGGCCCGCGTTTCCCCATGCTGGTGATCCTCCCAAAACTAAAACAAAAAAACGCGCGCGTAAACGGGCGGTACTAGGCGTTTGGACGCTAGAAATTTGACCCGCCTACCCTTCGCGGGCGTGCTTCCTCCGGTGACATGAACGGCAAAGGCTCCGCAGGTTGTCGGCATCGAGCCGGAGCGGATCATCCTTTCCCGAGAACGGTCTGACGTGGTCGACCTCCTGCATCGGCGTGACAATGTCACGAGCCAGGCAATCCTCACAGAGCGGCTGCCGGCGGGCGTACCATTGCCGGAGACGTCTCCAGTCGGTCCCGTAGCCGCGGACACTCGCACCAGGTCGGAGGTCGACCCGGCTCGTCTTGTGTCTGGATCGTCGGTGAGTCTTCGGTGACGTGGCCATCAGAGCTTCGGCTCCTTGCAGTAGAGCGGATCCCAGTGTCGTTCCTTGGCGGTCTGTTGAAGTTGCCACTTCCGCTCGGTCCACTCCTCGCGGATCTCGGCACAGATCCGGGCGATCTCTTCGGGAGTCGGGTCGGGCGGTCTCACGTCACGTCGAGCAGACATATCACCTCCAGTGTCTGGGCCGGCGTGGCGTCCGTGCCCGCTTGAATGGTCAGGGTGTAGCGTGTCCCAGCCGTGCCGCCGGAGACCGAGCAGGTCACCGCGTTGCCCGACGCCACCGTCTCGCCCAGGATGGTGAGGCTGCCGGTCGAGACGGCAATGCTCGAGGCGGTCACGCCGGACGGGGAGATGCTGACGCTCGGCGTCCCGGTCAACGCCTCCCCGCTGTCCAGCTTGTCTGTGAAGTTGGCGGCGAGGTTGCGGACCTCGTTGGCTGTCTTTGATTGGATTTGTTCCGCTTGGCTCATTGCACGGCCTCGAACTGGAGTGAGTTGTCCTGGCTGTAGTCGACCTGCCCGTCTGTCTCGAAGGAGATGGAGCCGGAGGCCCGGTAGGTGACCTGGCTGGTGGCTGGCTCGTAGTCGGTCCCGCCAAGGCCGACAAAGTGAAGCCGGCCACCAGCCGCGTAATGGTGACGCCCGAGGGCCTGGGCGTGGATCCGCCCCGACCCGCTCGCGTGGATCCGCCCCGCGCCGCGGTAGGCCATCACGTTGGGCGAGGTGGACCAGTGAGCCCGGCCGCCGATGCGGTAGTCCAGCGAGACGGTGGAGGGCGGGACAACGGCCTCGGTGGTGATCGTCGGGGAACTGGTCGACCAGGTGGCCGAGACAGCCGAGACGGCCGTGGTCTTGATCACTGTCGGAGCCGGCACGGCCGGCCCGGTGGTGACCACCGGCGCGGTGACCGTCTTGGCCCTGGAGGGTGACGAGGCCGACCAGGTGGCCGAGACGGCCGTGGTGGTCGTGCTCTTGGAGGGCGTGGCCGATCCGGTCGCCCAGGTGGCCGAGACCGACGGGGCCGCCAGGGCCTTGGACCGTGACGGTGACGAGGCCGACCAGGTGGCCGAGACCGACGTGGTGGCCCGCGCCTTGGTCAACGCCGGGGCGACAGTCGACCAGGCCGCCGAGACGGCCGAGACCGAGACGGTTGTTCCCGTGGTGATCGTCGGGGCGTTGACGGTCCAGGTGGCCGAGACGGCCGTGGTTGTCGTCGTCTTGGTCAGCGTCGGCGTGAGCACGCCCGTGGAGCTCGTCACAACCGGGCAGGTGATCGTCTTGGTCAGTCCCGTCGAGCCGGCCGACCAGGTGGCCGAGACAACCGGGCAGGTGACCGTCTTGGTGAGCGTCGGAGTGAGCACGCCGGGCGAGCTCGTGACCACCGGGCAGGTGATCGTCTTGGCCAGTCCCGGAGCCACTCCCGACCAGTTGGCCGAGACAGCCGAGACCGTGACGGTCACCAACTTGCTGGCCGTCGCCGTCCCCGTTGACCAGGTAGCCGAGACCGCCGTGGTGGTGATCGTCTTGGCCCTGGCTGGTGCAGGGCTCGACCACGCGGCCGAGACGGCCGAGGCCGTGACCGTCTTCCCGACGAGGATGGAGGAAACTCCCCAGGAAGCGGAGACGGCCGTCGGCGTAGTCGCCTTGGTCACCGTCGGCGTAGTGCTCGACCAGTTTGCCGAGACCGCCGTGGCCGTGGTCGACTTGGAGAACGTCGGAGTGGTCGTCGACCAACTGGCCGAGACGGCCGTGGCCGTAATCGACTTGGAGAACGTCGGTGTGGTCGTCGACCAGTCCGCTGAGACGGCCGTCGTGGTGGTGCTCTTCGACACCGATGGCGCAACAGCCGACCAGTTGGCCGTCACAACCGGGGCGGTGACGGTTTGCGGTTCTGCGGCGGATCGGAGGAAGAACTGGAGCATGGTAAATCATGGGAAAACAATGGGTATTCACTACCTTTGTTTTCCCCAAGTATTTCTAGGTCAGTTGCAGCAGACCCTCGGCATCCCAGGAGATGGTGACGTCCGAGCCGTCGGCGGACAGGCTCGAGCCGAACTCGATAAAGGCGATCGGCT